TGGAATAAAGCAACTGGCGACTGCAGTGGTCCCACTCGTACACAACAGTCAGCCCGAGATTGCCCATTCGACGCACATGCAAATGGCGCCCCACCAGGCCTTGGATGTGACGATGGTGATTGTTGGGGCTTTGGGTGATGAGAATGAAATCGACACCCATGTGGCGGTGGGTATCGAGCGATTGCAAATCGGGCGGGATGGGAGATCCGTTGGCAGCAGGAGGCCACACCTTTTGGAATTCGTCATAGACGATGACGCTGCCAGGCTTGGCCCATAAATGCCAATCGCGAAGGCCTAGACCTTCGCCAATCGGTTTGAAATGCCAGGCCTTTTTGGGGTCCTGTTCCCAATCGCCACCAGGTCCAATCGGCTCGTGGTCAAGCAACAGGCCGTTGATGTTGGTGTAGACGGTGCGAGGGAGCTCTTCAACCGTACCATCCTCGGTGGTTCGTTTTGCAACCTGACCAATCAGCGGTTTAATGAGTTTGCTGATCGCATACAGCGTTTTGCCTGCACCTGGTGTGCCCGTGATGAGCGTGATCATCCTGGATTCCTGCCGAGAATCTGTGTGGAACGCTGGATCTGCCACAACATCAACCGTGTGGTGATGGCGCCCAGAATCATGCCCATGCCGGTACCGCCACCGGCAAGGAGGAACAGGTTCAACATGTCGGCGGGGAGCCCGCCAAAACTGGTTTGGAGCTGGTTTCTCAGCTGCGTGAAGATGGCCTCCACGCCAATGATGGTGACGACGCTGAATCCAAGGGACATGAGGACCTTGGCCAACAGCGGCTGCACCAGTGAAGCGATGTAGGTTCCGACTTTCATGGGTCACTCCGTACGAAAACCACCGGCCACGATCATGAGCGCCGTGAACGCGCACAGGCTCAGGAGGACGGGCTTGGCATAGTTGGTGATGTAGCCGCAGTACTGGGGCCAGTTCCACGCCAGTACCTGATGGCCATTGACGCTCGCGTAGACGGCAGAAGGACAGGAGCCACCCGACATGAAGGATTCCGGCTCGTACGTGATGCTGGTGGTGTCGGTGGGGACCTCTTCTTCCGGGATGTCGAATTCGGGGACCTTCTGACAAGCCAAGACATCCGGGTTACGAAGACAGAAATCTGTCTCCTGAGACGGTTGGGCAGGTGAGGCGAGGTCGGGCTCGCTGACCGGCTCTGGAATGCCTTGTGGGCTGGATGTGATGCGCTCGTAGGGCTGCATATTGACCCGCCAAGGCTGGGAGGGTGTCGGTGAGGGCGAGACACGGACCATGGGTTGTCGCCACTGTTGTGGGTCGGTGTTGGGCACCAGCTGAGGATCACCTAAGGGAACGATCAGGGGACGCGGCTGCGGGGCGACATAGGGCACACCGATGGGCTGTGGCGTTGGATTGATGACAGGGGTCTCCACCGGTATGGGGACGATGTGCGGCGGGATGTATGTGGGGATCTTTTCCGGGGCGATTTGAGGGGCAACCCGTTCGATGAATTCCTCCTCGGACTGCGTGACCTGAACAGGCGGTGGGTTTTGTACGCAACCAGCTGGGGTGATGTACCAACCAGCCGGGCAAGATGTATTTGATTGCCGCGTTATGGGGTAACGAAAAGGCCCGGTGGGACGTTGAAACCAAGCATCAGGGAAAGCACAAGATATGATTGGCCAGCCAGACATTGCTGAAAAATTAGAACATGCCCCCTCAATAGTCGTTGAAACTAAGAGGGCGTCGTTGACGAAATACTTGTACCCGTCTGACTGAGGGTAATTGGAAGCAGGATCAGAATAAACCCAAGTTGCGGACGATTCGTCCCAGTGGATATATTGAGAGGCAAGGTAAGCAGCGCCCGCGGCTGTGAGCAAAAGCGGGTTGGCGAACATGAAGCGGGCGGCGAAGGTAGGGGCGTTGGCAGCGACACGCATTGCAGCTGGGACAGTGACGGATCGGCCTGCCACGTTGAGCGTGGCATTGGTTCGGACCGTTCCGCTCAGCCATTCAGACGCGTTGGCCGCTTTGTATGTGAATGCACCTGGTGTGCCACTAAAGCCTGGTGGTGGTGATGGTAGGGCGTAACCGGCGTGGGCTATTTGAACAATACCCAGAGCAGCAAGAATAAACCCGCCGCAAAGAACATTTCGAGAGGTGAAGGCATTTTTCATTTCTCCGTATCCCCTGAGAAGAGGTCGATCAATTTGCGCAGGCCCCATACGGCCACCAGGACGGCGAGAAATAAATAAAAAAGGTCCAGGAGATCCTGGACCCGCTCCGCGCTGGGCGGGGCGGGTTCGACCTGGACCACGATGGTCTGTGTGGTGTTGTCCACGTCGAACCCTCCGGCTGATTACCACCAACCCATTTTTTGGCCCAGCTTGCGCAGGCCCCAGACGGCGACCATGGCCACGATGATGGCCAGGGCAGCAGCCGAGAGGTCTTGGCCAGCCGTGGTGATGGCGGTGGTGACCTCGGTGGGCAGCGCGGCATGGGCCAGATTGGTGAGAGTGGCCATGGCCACGGCACCACCCGCCACCACTTTGGCGGCGTATTTACGCAAGAGAGCTTGTTTCAGTTGATTGACCATATCGGCCTCCTTTGAGTGGTGCGGGATTGCACCTGGTAGCCCTGTACACAGGGCTACGAGCTGCAATCACACCTTGGCCGAGGGGGTGGCCATGGCTTTGTCGATGGGGGTGATGGAGGTGACGACGATCTGCTGGCCACGCTTGGTTGCGCTGATCTCCATGCTGACCTCTGCCGTGATGGGAAACTGGTACTCCATCAGAGGTCTAACGACCGCTGAATCCAGGCACTTGTATTCGACGGTCCTGAAGCCCTTGTAGTTGGGTTTCGAGGGGTCGAAGGGCTCTTCGATGAAGATCTGGCCGTTGTCGTACGTGGTGCCTTCGACGGTGTCGTTGAAGTAGCCTGCGCCTTTGACGATGCACTTTTGCTTGACATGCATGATTTACCCCTTAATGGTGAAGGCCAGTCGGCGGCCCGTTGAGAAACCCGCCCAGGCTTGCACGCTCCAGCCGCTTGGGTATGCCTGGTCGGGAAATGCTTTGCAGTACGTCATCCGCCGTGAGATGGCCACGTAGAACGTGGACCAGCTGGCCATAGGCCATCCGGGCGTATTCGGTGAGGTGCTCGACGCTGATCTCGCCTTCCTTCTGATGGGTAGCGATGCGAGTGCCGGCCACATCCAGGATGCGTTCGAGACACTTGTAAGCCCCTGTGAAGTAGGTGTCACAGTTGGTGAGGATGTCGAGGGGGATGTCGCGGTCGGTGTTGCGAATCTCGACTTCGAATCGGGTCCAGAGGGATGATGAGTCGCCCAACTGGCGACCTTTCTCATAGGCTCTAAGGGCTTTGCCGTTCTCGCGACGGCCAACCATCAATGTGCGGCCGTATTTGGGGTCGAGCCAGTCATCCATGAGGCTGTGGCGGGGCATTCGACCGCCTGCGTTGAAGTCACCGGCCTGATACCACTGCACGGCGTCTTCGACGGTGTATTCGCCATCAAGAAGATCGACGGCCAGGTCTACGCGGGTGAGTTTGGTGTCGGCCAGGTGCGCGAGGTTGACCATCATGTCGTGCCAGCTCTTGACGCGGCTGCATCCTGCGCCAGAGATGTCAATACGTGCTCTGCCGCCGTGGTGGTCACCGCCCCAATCGACTCGGGCTACGTGGACGGCTGCGCCTTCCAGGGGGATGTAGAAGCGAACACCATGGGCATAACCGAACATGCCGTTGACAGACTCGCCCATGACGCCGCCGAGGGATTGAGTCAGCCATTCATGGACCATGGCGCCGACATGTTCTTCGGGATCAGGTTTCCATGTGGCAGTCAACCAATCGACTTTTGCGCCGAGACCTTCCTTCTCCGGCGAGGGACTTTCCCCCCCTGTTAGAGCAGGGGGGAGAGGCTGCGCCGCCGCGCGTCGCGGAGCTCGCGCAGCGGCGCAGCCTGTCGCGGCTTGTTTGACCAGGTCGAACAAATTGAACATCGTCATGCGTGGGCCTGAACAATGAATGGGGTGAGCCAGCTCACGGACTGCGGACCGGCGTGCTGCTTCCAGCTTTTGATGTAGCCCTCGAACACAACGGGGCAGGCAAATCGACGCACCATCGGGCCTTGGGTGCTTGGCCAGGTGATCAACCAGTCGGCGGGGCGGTTCTTGTTCATGTCAGAAACGCCAGATGTGGTCTTGATGCTGGGTCATGCCCAGTTGACGAAGGACGCTTTGGGCGATCCCTTCGGGCCGGGCTCTATTGCTGCGCAACCGAACCAAGCGAGCTTGTTTCGGCCCATGCGGGTAACGATCCCTATCGCGGGACTCCCGTTGGTTGATCACAGGAGGCGTTGTCATACGAGGGCGGACGCCTCAGGCAGTGCGTCGGGAGTCGTCACACTGAACGACGCATCGTTTGACGCCTGAGGCGTCCAAACCTGTACGTGGCCCCAGACACTGCCTTCTGTGTGCAGGTCTTCGACTGAGGGCCAGTCTTGGGTGTTTGCTGAACTCGGTTGCATGGCGACGACTCCACGGTGTACGATTGGCGCTTCGCAAAACTCAAAATTTGAATTTTGCGAA